TGAACACCACCATCTGCTGCTCGATGCGGGCCATGATGGTCCCGACGGGAACATTGGCGTTGTCGTTGGCCTCGTCCAGCGTGGTCTTGACCACTTCCTTGCCCGACTCGACCAGGAACTGCATCAGTTCAAGCAGCACGCTCGATGTCGGGTTGACCGGCGTCGGCATGAAGGTCTTGCGGATGTCATCCTGCATGATTCCGCCGTCGATTTCATTCGTCTGTCCCGCCTCTACGCGGATACTCTGCCCACCCACGGGACCGGACTTGAGCCGCACGCCACCTGGGAAGTTGTTGATGAGAGCGGAGTCAAGTAGGGCACGGAGCGCTCCTGTGGCAGCCGCAGCAATGCCTCCCAGTACTTGCGGCGCGCCAATGGGCATAGCACCGCGCCACGGAAGAAACGGCCACTCAACGATATGGACCAGAGCGTCCATGTTCTCGTCGTCTTCATCCCAGTTGCGGTAGATGCTGAGGACACTGCGCGTCTCCTTGTCAATCGTAATCAGGTAGGGTGCTGGCCCCTGGTCGTCGGCATCGTCCAGGTCATCTACGCCGCGCTCGCTGTCGGGAACCACGTACTGCACGTCGAACTCGATCACCGTGCGCAGGCCGTCCTCGTTGTAGTTGGTCTGGGCTTTGCCCTCGATCTTGTTGTTGGCCTTCTCGGAGCGCGTCTCGTCAGGCTGGGTCACGATGGCGACGGTGTCTACGTCGCGGTATATCTCTTTGCGCACGCGGTCCTGAAACGTGTACTCGTCCAGCTTCTGGATGTGGGCCTTGCGCGGGCTTGAGTAGAAGTCGGTCGCAGCAAACGGCAGCACGATCTCGTCCACCCACACCGGCTCATGCACCGGGGTCTTGCGCTTCACGTCCCACCACAGCTTCGAGTACTGCACACCACCCATCGGCACCTGCGTCAGGATCTGCTCCATCTCGTAGCGCATGCTGGGCATGCCCTCGGTCATCTGCCAGTTGAGCCAGCGCACCTTGCGCTTCGCCTTCTCTTCCTTCTTGTTGTCAGGCTCACCGACTATCTTGTCCTTGCAGGGTCCACCGGCAGGCCACAGTTCCTTGATGGCGCGAGCGCTGAAGTCGATTGCAACCTCAGCAATAAGCGGATGCACAACCTTCGACGCCCCATCAAACGTTGCCCCACCAGGCGCGTCATTGGCGAAGCCGGTGCGCTTGAGGCCTTCCTCGTACTGACGGTCACGGAGGTCACGGGCTTGGACGTCCTTCTCGAAGAGGTCGAGAAGCTTGGTGCTGATGTCGCGCAGCTGGTCCTCGGGGATGTCGAGCGCGAGGTTGACGTAGAACTCTTTGGCACGGGCCACCTCACGGTTGTCATGGAGCGTCAGGATCGCTGAGCCGTCGTCTAGCTCCTGGGTGTCGCTGTCATCAGGCACCTTGCCCTGGCTGCGCTCTGCGGCGTCCGTGGCAATGTCTGTGCGCGGATCGTCTTCAGGAGCGTCGGTGTCGAAGCTCTGCAGGATCTCGGATTCTGATGCCATGGTTACTCAGCGTAGGGGTTGGTGAGGATGCGGTTATCAGGCGGGCGGTCCTCGTGGATGACGCCAGCCCGTTTCTTCTTCTCGGTCGATTGCTGCTGCAGGTGATGCAGCCAGTACCAGTCAACAACGTTCAGCCCCTGGGTAGCGGCGTCGTACAAGTCGTCGTGGACTACCGATCCCTCACCGCTGTAGCTGCACAGCTGCTCGACCAGTGGCTCAGCCCAGGACATGAACTTGGCGTTGCCAGCCTTGTCGGGGTTGGGTGAATCGGGTACCCAAAGTATACCATCCTTGATGATGGGGCTGATGAAATGGCCCCGCTCCAGCTTATCCTTGGTCGGATTGAACTGAATCGTGTTGATCCCATCCTTCGCCAGCGACTGCCTGAGGCTCTTGCCGTTCGCCTTGCCCTCGATCACGATCAGGTCGATGGCGCGGCCCGCGCTCTTGGCGGGACCGTTCATGCGGTACGCCTTGGGGATGTTCCCGGGCAGGATGATGGGTCGGGCCGACAGCGTGCGCCCGTAGCGGATCTTGTCGGGGTCGGATTCTTTCTTGACCTTGTCGAGCAGGTCCGGGTATCCCAGCCGCTCAGCCCAGCAGTCCAGCAGCATGATCCCCGGCTTGATGACCTTGACACCACTCGGCAGGATGCGCTCGTACTTGAAGCAGCCAAACACCGCGCAGGCGCTGGGGTCGGTGGTCTGCTTCTTCTTGTCGTGGTCCTCTTCGCTCAGGCCTGTGTCGAGGCTCATGACGATGAAGTGAAACTCAGGCAGAGGCTTGTTGGCGGGCCAATGGCGCAGCCAGCTGCGGCTGATGATGCCGCCCTCCTCGGCGTCGATCAGTTCCGCGTACACTTCCTGCCGTCCGATCTTGGTGCCGTCGTACTTCAAGATGCGGCGCGCGAACTCGGGCGACAGGTTCTCGGCGTTGACGTGCGTGCTGGCCGACGTCATGACGCTGTCCTCGTCCGATACCAGGCGCTTGACCAGCGGTCGATTCTTGGGCGTCGTGGTGACCAGGATGCGGGTGTCTTGCCCTAAGCGGATGGACATGACCATCGTGTCCCACACCTCCTCCGGGTCAGCTTTGCCGCCCTCACCCCAGGCCGCTACCTCGTCACACCAGGCGCCATGCCACTGCGGGCCTCGGGTACGCTCGAACGCCTCAGCAGCGATCCCGCCAATCAGCGCGCCGTTGTGGAGCATGATCTCGGGTGCGGGTGTCTTGTGATAGTACTTGATGAGGCTGGGCGGGATGACGCGGATCAGCCCTGAGTCACCCTCGAAGCACACCGCACGCAAGTCTGACTTGGTGGGCGCGACTACCAGCTGACGGTGACCTTTGTCGCCCATGGCGCTGCGCATGCCAGACCACTCAGCCCCTACACGAGTCTTGCCGCTACCTCGGCCCGCCAGGATCACCCACTGCGACCATTGCCCGTCGGGAACAACCTGGAAAGCGTGACGTGCGTCAACCCAGCGGCACATCCATGCCAGCCGCTCGACCTCGAAGTCGTCCAAGCTTCTGAGAGCATCGGCCACCTGGCGCTTCGTAAAGCCCTGGCGCAGGCCGATCTCCAGTAGATCGCTACTCTGTGGCACCCATGTCAGTCTCGCGGCGCTCAGAGGCTCTCAGGAGGTCGTATGTCATTTCTTAATGTACCACGTCTCACGCGACGTCAAGTAAGGACTAGGGCACTCGGACAAGCCGCGCTTGGGGCAGTCAGGCTCAGGACGCCCCTGCTCGATGCAGCCGCAGGCGTGGCTGGCGATGCGCTCCGGGTCGGGCGCGTGCGTGGGAGTGGCTGAGGGTGTTGTAGTGTTGTATAACACCCCATCACTATACACGGGTTTCGAAGCACCCTCCAGCACCTCACCCTTGGGCCGCTCCCTGGCTCGCAATTGAGCCAACAGCGACTGGATTTCTACCGTGGACAGCATCTGCTCACCCTGTGGAGTATTAGGGCATCGTGGCGCATGAGGCGCGCCTTGCGCAGTCCAGCAATCGCTCATGCCGCACCTCCCCGGTCATTCGTTGCGTCACTCGGAGGTGAGCATCGTTCCATGATTAGCAAACCGCCCTTGGTCATTCCGCACCTCCTCCAACCGGCTTTGAGAAAACAAAATCCAGGGTTCGCTGACTTGATCCTTTGCGCGTTGATGTAGGTGTAATGCCTGCTATCAGGCCAGAGGCAATCAGCAATCGCATCCGCTTGGCATATGAGGCACGAGCTGCGGTGGCCTGACTCGTTGCGAAAGACGGCGCAGTTGACGCCCTGCTGGCCGCTGTCGTCGTGGAAGTTCCGCCAGACCCAGACCGCATCCGCTTTCTCAGTCCTGAGAACGACTTTTTCGCCGGGGCCGACGAACAGGGTGCGCTTGCGCCCGTCTTGGTATCGGTAGGCAGAATAGTGACGCTCGTACATCGCGAGGCACGCCTTGTCGCCGTCCTTGGTGAGCCACCAAAGCGGGTCATTCATGCCCACCTTCCCGGCTCGCGGCTGTTGCGTCACTCGGAGCGGAGCATGGTGTAGGCGGCAAAGGCATCCAATGTGTGGCCCAAGCATGCCGAGAACCAGCGCGAGTATTGTGATAAACGCACGACTCGACCCGCTCAAGGTTTACCGCATTCAAATGAGGGGAATACAGCAACAAGCAAACATCACTCGGACATGTGTCAATCGGCTGCCACGTTTGCGCCGTCTCAAGATCGCGGATACGGGCCTCTGCGGCGTCGTAGTCTGACGCGCAAACGTAGGTTTGTCCTTCGGCGAAACGGCTGCCGCCATTCCACACAGAAGCGAATTTGAATCGGTCAACCATGCTCTGATCCTCCGCTGTTCGTCGAGCCAAGCGACTTGTCAACGCGGGCCATCCAAAGGTTCACCGCATCAACGCCATTAAATCTATCAAACCCCATAGACTTTGCGGCCCTCGTAGCTTTGTTGAACAGGTCACCCTCCGTGAAGTTGTGATCGTTCCAAACTAGCGCGCACCATAGAATGTCTCGGATGCCAGGGCTTATCTCGCGCAGCAATCCCTCTAACTCGCGAATGCGCTTGTTCGCTTCGGCCAATTTTTCAGGCAAGTCCACGTAGCTAACCATGCCCACCTTCCCGGTTCGCGGCTGTTGTGGCACCTGAAGCAGCGTGTGCAATGGCGGTATCCGCAATCTGGTTGACCTTGTACATGCGCTCGTCGCTGTCCTCATCGTCCATGATGAACTGCTCAGAGAAGTCGGCTATCTCATGCAGTGCCGCCTCAAGCTCGCGGATGCGGTTTTTCAATATATATTCGCGCAGTCGCGCATCGTCCATATCTTCTTTGTAGGTACTCACTTCGTATCTCCGCTGGAATGTGTCAGGCTTTGATTGCTCAAGGTCCAATAGGCCAAGTTCTTCAAATTCGTCGTTTTCGTCGTAATCGCATGCGTTGCAGGCCAACGGCCCGTATTGCACTCCGACGCCTATATCCGCACTGTCTTGGTGAATATCGTCACTGCCGCACTTCGGGCACCTACTCATCATGCGTCACCTCGCCAATGATCTCGCGAGTCAAGGCGCCATACTCCTGTGTCTTAGATTGTGTGCGTGCGTTCTCACGTGACACATGGATTCGGTCCATCATCTTTCCAAAGTCTTTGACGGTGCCTTTGCCAGCCGACAGCAGGGCGAGCCAATGGCGAGCACCTACCGGGTCGCGCGCCATGTCGTCGTATCGACGTTTGATAACCTCAAGGTCATGAACCTGAAGATTGTTTAGATCGGACCGCGCCAGACCAGCGCAGTTCGGGTGATGGAATGTGCTTCCATCCGGCTCCGATGGCTTTCCGCAAAAATAGCAGTTCATGACTGATCTCCTTCATGCTCACCTTTCCGGTCCAAAGCTGAATCCCTGGTGCGGGCCATTACAGCATCGTAGCGACGCTGAAGCTCTTCCCTGGATTCTAGCAGCCGGTCGTATTGCTCCCGGTGCCCAATGATCTCATGTTCCTGGCGGCGACACTCACACTGAAGGAAATTAATACGCCTTTGCGCCTCGACCAACTTTTTTCCCCAGGCGACGACAATTTCCAGGCTTTTGGCAAGCATGTTGTCGTAATCTTCCGCCAGCACGTACTCGACGTCGTCGTCGTTGATTTTGTCCTGGCACCAAGTCGCCTCATCGGTGGGGTCTTCCCCGCCAGACTGCAGCCATATTCGCTTGTGGCTCATAGCGACTTCTCCAGTAGGTCGGCGTACTCTTTGACCGATGCCGGGGTCATGCAGACCAGCGCACTTTTTTTTGCAGCGTGTTCGGCATCTTCACGCAGCCTTTTCACATGCGCCAGCTTGCTCTCCTTAATGATTGCCAGCACCGTCTCGTCGCGCTCTGAGGGGCGTTCGGCGGGCGATTCAACGGGTTGCCAACCGCAGCACCAAGTAGTGCGCTCGTGAAGGCCGTTGCCACCATAGCTTTCGCATCTTCCAAGTATTGTCATTTCCGCTCTCCGTATACGATATTGTACGCCTTCAACAGTGCCTCGTTGGTCAAAACAGGCTTACCATTGACCAGCTTAATCATCCGAATAAACTTTCGGATCTCACGCTTGTCGTGGAGCGACAGCTTCACCTTGCGACGGTCGCTCATGGGTATCCCGTTGGCCCAGACTGCGCGCCGTTGATCCCCGGGCTGTACCACATTTCGTTCATGATCTGCTCCCAGTCGGCCTTGCTCACGCCACAAAATGCGCAGTGGTGGGTCTTGTCGGCCAGACCCTTGATCCAGCCGTGGTCTTCAGCCTTGCGGACGTGCGTGCAGTTCACCTGGCGCGCCCGAATGACGGGATCGACCTTCTCACTCACTTGAAGCGCCGCGAAAGTTCGTTGTAGATGAGGAATCCGGCGTAGATGGCATCCCATATGAACGTCGCCGCAATGCCCAGCACCACCAGCGGTAGCGCCACAATCGCCAGCGGAATCAATCTCACAATCTTCATACGCTCACTCCGTTACTGTCCCAGGTAGGTTGACGCTCGTGGCACCCATGCTCGCATGCCTCGGCGCGGAAAAAATTGTCGATGGCGCTGGGGTAGTGCTTGCACTTCCAGAACGCTTGCTGCTGAGGGCCTGCGACCTCACGCCATCCGTAATGTCCTTTGGTGTCAACCACCAGTGCATACTCCTTGCCACCCAAGTGTTGCCTGCCGCCCACCTCGGTTAGCGTTGGCTCTGAATGCGTGACGGGCTTGCGCCGCTCATTTTCAATCATTTCCCTTTCCATCCAGTTAGCATAAAAATGCAAACTTGCAGGACTAAATGGCATGCCATTATTTGCAACAATTCTCATGGCGCGGATGCTTTCTTCCAGAATCTCTCGGTAGGTCATGCTCGCTTCTCCCCTAAATAATCGCACCATGCGGCTATGGCCTCTCGCCATGAGGCCAAAAACGTTTTCATGTCGAAGCCGGTGTCTACTATGGTCTTGCCATCCTTTTTCACCGTGCCCGCTGACGCCTGAAACGCTTTCGCTTTGGCGCGCAGCGGATGCTCAGGCTCTAGCTTGTCCTCGTCAGCCCGGGCCAGCATCATTTCGACCAGCGGCATCATGCCTGATTCATCGCGATGTCGTAGACGATTTCGCCCAGGTACAGAAACGCGGCAGCCAGGATCATCGCCACCGCCAGCGCGAAGGCAAACGGGGTGATGCGCCTCATGGGTTTTCCTCGCGGTAGGTGGTGTGCGGGATGTGCTTCACGGTTTCGAGCCAGCACTCGAAATCGCTATCGGTCGCGTACCAGTTTGCCGGATCTTGCTGAAACTCGAATCGAAGCTTGCCGTTCTGCTCGCTGGTCAAGCTGAAAATCTTCTCGTCAACGATGCGAATCATGCAACATCTCCTGAGGTGTGTTTCTCGTACTCTTGCTGCGTCAACTGTAACACTTTGGGGGCGTTGTCTACCACTAATCTCACCAGATGCGAGGTGCCCCAGCCTTCAGTGCGCGCTAAGCCGTAATCTCTGCATCCCTCTATGTAAACCCGAGTGTAAAGCCTCGACACATGCCACTCGTTCTTGCTGATGTCGGCCTTATGCTCCAGCCGCCACCACAGTTTAGGCTTGAACGCCTTGGGCATCTTCGAGCGGATCACATTGAAGCTGGCAATCATCTTGCAGACCAACTCATGCTCCGCTCGGTCATCCTGGTTGCTGTAGCCAAACGCGGACAAGTTCGGGTCAAAGGTGTGTGTCAGCGTCGCATACTCGGTCAAAGGGTTGTTGATGTCAGCGTAGCGGCCAGGGTAGCCGGTCTGGCAGGTAAACGTGCCCTCCACAAAATCAATCAGGTCCGGTAGCTTCACATGATCTCCTTGATCGCCAATTGGTTGATGGCATCCAGCACCGCATGCACGTCAGCGCGCACCATGCGACCCCGGGCAGCCTTGGGTATCTGCTGCCAGACCTTTTCGACCGGCCCATGAATCACCGTCTTGAAGGGGTCGTGCATCAGCGTGGCACATTGCATCGTAAGCTCGTGGTTCTCAGCTTCGAGCAGCTTGACTTGTGCTGCCAGGGAGCGTCCATGCACCCCTACAGCCTCCCAGAACGCCTTAGCGACCTCGTCCATCGGTCCTTTGTGAACATCAATGTTGCCGTCCTGGTGGATGGTAACAACGGGTCCATCGGGCCGCGCAATATGCAGAGAATCGTTCATCGCTTCTCGTGAGTGTCCAAGAATTGACCGGCCCAGCCAAGCAGCGTGTCTTGGCTTACCACCTCATCATCATGGTCGTAGATTGTCTTTCCATTGATGTGGTCGCCAAGGTACTTGACCAGTTCCACCCCATCACTCAACGCCCGCTCCAGACGGTTAATGTCGCGATACAGCTGGTGAATTAAGCGTCTGGCGTCAACCGTGTTACTCATACGCTTCAGCCCTCACGTTGTGGGAGTAAAACGCCGGGATGGCCTCTACGATGCGGTGTAACTCTTCATCGCTGACCGGCTCCGGTGCCGGGGGCATCAGCAAAATCTTGGTTTCCCGCTTCGCATTCTTGATTGCGGAATCCTGTCGCCACGGATGGCTGAGACTATTTTTCATCATCTTCCTCACGTAATTTCTTGATAACCTTCAACTTTTCTTTGCCAGGTTTGGTCGCCTTGGCGGGCGCTTTCGCGTCAGATTTTGGTTGCTTTCTCTCCTTCGTTGATCCCTTCAGGTCTGGGTCCGTAAGCATGCCCTGCAGCAAAGCATTAAGCAAGCTTTTTGAGGATGTTTCCTCGACCTTGATTGCCTCACCGTCAGGGGTACCTGCCAGCTGCTGCTTCGCGGCCCACTTCGAGCGGTTGTGGTACTTGAGCCAATTGGTTGCGGCCTTCTCGTCACCTGCGATTCCCTGGTAGTAGAGGCTCCTAGAAAGGCTTGCGTGGCATAGCTGGTAGGCAGTGGCGATCTCGACCTTGAACAGTTCCTGCAGCCTCTCCTTCGATATGCCGACGACTGCCGCGACATCCTCGTTGCTCAGCCCTGAGGCGGACAGGTCAAACACTATGTGCCGGTGCTGGTCGGTGACCAGGTCTTTGAGCGGGGTCCATCCCTTCATTTCCATCTGCAGATCCTTCCCGCCACCTAGCGCCACAAAGCGGGCGTGACGTGCGTTCAGTTCCTCGATGTAGGGGGAGGTCTTTTCCGTATTGCTGCCAGAATCTTTTGCGCTTGCCATGGAGGCTAGACCCATTGTTATTGTGGGAAGCGTCCATTATAGCAGTTTGCTTTCCAGGTACTCAATCAAGTACCTGGCGTAGTCCATTACAAAGTCGCTACCCTCAAAGTGGAACACGTCGGAGCCTTTCAGGCCAGCCAGCTTGCTCGACTCGTAGACAGCCTTAAGTCGGTGGAGTTTTGGCAGATCAAACGTGATTCTCATTTGACCACCAGCCCGTCATCCTGCGCGCCCTGCAGGATGTCACTGGCGTATCGAGGCTCGACCACCCAGCCCCGGCCCCAGCGCGGGCCTTCGACCCCAAGGTGCGCCTGCATCCACTTTTGGCCCGCGTCGGTCAGCCCGTACAGCACCCAGATGCTGACGTGGTTGGTGGCGAGTATGTCAACGGCGTTGCGGGCGTCGGCAATAGCCTTCGCGTCGTCCTGCTCTTGCAATTTGCGAGCGGACGCCGGGATGCCGTGGACCTGGCACTGGTCGTCGTATCCACCTTTGCAGATGCACCTGTATGGTGCGTTCATGATACGCGCTCCGGGTAATGAATCTGCATGTGGGCAACAAAGTCTGCCCATGTCCAAAACACCTTGTCGCTATGGTTGAGCAACATGATGCGAGAACCTTTCCACTCTTTCCATCCTTCTACTTTCATTTCAGTCTCCAGTTGTTCAGGTCTGTTGCCAACTTTACGCGCCCCTGACGTCCGTGTCAAGGACTGCGTCACACTTTTTACTCGGGTCGCCCCCAACGCCAAACCACCTCATCCAGCCGGGGCCGCTCGATGCGCGCCGCATCCACAATCATGTTGGGTTGCGCCTCGATTTCGGAAATCTTCTTCAGCGTCTTCCGTATCACCCAGTGCAGGGGGGACTTGATGAAGGTGTCGCGCACCATGCCGTATTCCTGGGTCACAGTGTTGAACGTCTCGATAATCACGTCGTGTCGGTAGCCCATGTCAGAATCCCTCGTCCAGCACGGTGCGGGCGATGCCCAACTCCAAGGTGCCGTGCTTGCTGCCGATCTCCAGGTACCGACCGTCGCGGCGGCGGGAGTACTCGTGGACAAAGTTGGCTTGCGAGGTGCCGTCTGAGGCGACTCGCTGCCAGGTCACGCGGTGCCCAGTCTTACTGACGGCAATGATCCGGCCACCGTAGCTGTCGCTGCCTATGTGGTGGGTGGCGGGCATGCCGACGCAGGGCTTCATATCGGCCTGGGCGCAGACCTCGATAGGCTCCGGTCCCGGGTGCGAGCGGGCGGATTCCTGCAGCGCTTCAGCGGCGTCTTTCGCCCAGACCTTGATGCGGGTCTTGGCGTCGAAAATCACGATAAAAGATTCACTCATTTCATTCTCCATGTCAGTTGCTACTGAATGCAACTATACAGGAATGATTCAGGCTGTCAACACCTTTCGATAAAAAAATGCCGCCCGTAGGCGGCAAGGTATCGACCACTGAAGCAACTAATCCTCGACCTCGTAGACCACCTCGCTGACTGGGTGGCGGCGATTTTCCAGCATCCTCATTGCAGTTTCTAACCGATAGTCACCCCCAATGTACACACCATTGGGTGTGAGCGGGTCGCACTTGTATATGTTGTACATGACCAGTGTTGGGTCGTATCTGTTCGATTCTTTGCGGATCTGATATTTCACTGCATTCTCCTGTTTCGGTTTCGGTATCCAGCCTCGACGCTGGGCGTATTCAAGTCCCCAAAATCCCTGGTCGCGCATCACAGCAGGTTCAGGTGCTGCAACAGCGCGATGCGGTCGCGGCTCATGCCGTTGTGCCAGAACTCCTTGGCAGCTTCACCATCCAACGGATAGGTGCCGTGGTCTGGCGATTGCTTCGCCTGCTGTATCGCGTCGTCCATGTCGCCCTCGAAGACCACTCCCATGTAGTGGTCATCGTGGCTCAAGGGACGCACATCACCGTGGAAAAGTTTGCTCATGACTGTTTCCTCTTGATCTGTGGCTCGATCTTGCGGAGTTCCGCCTCAAGCGGCTGGTAATCGGACATCTTGGCGTTCCGCCAACCGTCGCGAGACATCTCGCAAAGCTGGTGGACGATGATTCGACGACGTTCGCGAAGTTGCTTCTGCGTCATGTCAGTTGTACCCCAGCACATCACCGTGGAAAAGTTTGCTCATGAATTGTCTCCAAAAATTGCCTTGTCGATGGAGCGAACTCTACGCCGGTCCCTTAGGGCTGTCAACATCTTTCTTCAGGCTGACAATCAACGCCACCGCGTTGCCCGCCTGGACGCGCACCACGGGGTCTGTGTGGTAGGTCTTCATTGACTGCAGCACCGCATCAGTGAGGCGTGCCAGCTGATTCAGCACCTTGTCGGCCTGCGCAAACAGCTTGGCGGGATCGATCTCTGACTCAGGCATTGAACAGACCTCGAAGCCAGCGGCGCGCTTTGGCTGACCAGCGGTCGCGTTTCATCTGGTCGATGATGCCCTGCAAAA